GCCATAACTCAAATTGACGCCTATCAAAATTGCATAAATCTGGCTGTCAAAATCGGTATAGAAGAAGATCAGCTAAGGCGCTTCTTGATGGCCGGCTATGTTCCTCAGCCAAGGCAAATGGAATTTCACGCCTTGGCCCGGCAAGCCGATAATCTTGATGGGCCAGATCGAATTGGCTATGGCGGCACGCGTGGACAAGCTAAATCGCATGCTGTTTTGGCGCAGGCAATTATAGATGATATGCAAAGGCGTGATGGGCTAAAAGGTCTCTACCTTCGCAAAATTCAAAAGCGGGCCAGAGAATCCTTTGAGGATTTACGGCGCAAGATTCTGGCCTATACATCACATAGGATGACGCAAGGATTGCTTAAACTTCCTAATGGCTCATTCATCGTGTTGGGCGGTTTCCACAGCGAGGCCGAGATTGATAGCTATCTGGGCCTTGAGTATGATTTTGCCATATTGGAGGACGCCACGGTTTTAAGCAGGACAAAATATGATGCTATCCGTGGCAGTGTGCGTTCTTCCAGAGACGATTGGCGGCCTCGTCTTTATGCTCCGGCTAACCCTGGTGGTGTTGGGCACGGCTGGTACACTGACGAGTTTACCAAAGACAAGTCAGACCAAACCGCTTTTGTCCACACTCAAATGGGCGACAATGTTTTTATCAATCCAGAATATGAGGATTACCTTAATGGGTTGACCGGCTTTTTGCGCAAAGCCTGGCGTGATGGAGATTTTTCAATCTCGGCCGGCCAGTTCTTTACCTCGTTCTCGGAGGACACACACGTTATCGAACCGTTCCCCATCCCGGCTGACTGGGAACTAATAGGCGCGCTAGATCATGGTAACGCTCACCCCACAGCCGCTTACATTATGGCCAAATCCAATGATGGGACAATTTACATTATAGCCGAACACGTAGCCGGTAGAACACCTATCGCAGTCCATGCTCAAGCGATTAAACAGATGTTGACCAGTATGCCGGGCGGTCCATTTGCCGTCTCTCATCTACGCTCGTTTGTAGCCGGCGGTGATGTATTTGCCGAAACGCGCAAAGACGGCGGGACGGTGGCCAAGGATTATCAACACGAGGGGATTAACTTGAGAATGGCTAACAGTGCCAGAGTACAAGGTGCGCAAGAGTGGCAAAAACGCTTGGGCGATTCGAGATTTGACATTGAGCCAACGTTATTTATTTTTAACACTTGCGCCAGACTGGTAGAATGTATACCAGATATGCAGCACGATCCAAGACGGCAAGAGGATGTGCTTAAGGTAGATGCTGACATAAATGGCGATGGTGGCGATGACTGTTATGACGCTACACGCTATGGACTAATGGAATTTGCCAAACCGATGGGATGGGTAAGGGGTAGATGATGAGACAAGTAAAATCACTTGAGACGGCGGAGCAGGAGATTGAACGTCAAAATGGTGTTATCCAATCCAAGCAACCGCGGCTTAATGATACATCACCAGATCAATTTTATATGTCCGTGATGCGATTCGCAAAACTCAGTTATATGGATCAGCCAGAGTACAAAAGTGATAGCCGAACTCGTGATAGGTGGCTAAGTAACATTTGGCGGCAAGAGCCAAACTTGGCCGGGGTGTTAAACAGTGTGGTAGCGATTGATAAAAATCGAGGCTGGTCATTGATTGGCGGCCGAAATATGGTCAGACGCTATACCGATGTTTTGCACAACGCAGAGGATGGTGCGGGCTATCGAGCATTTACGTCTCTGGAAGCGCAATCGTTTTATAGTACCGATATAGGAGGCATAGCCGAGGTAGGCAGGGAAGGTATTGATGGTCCGATGCAAGCGCTGTGGTATGTTGACCCAACGCGCTGTGTCCTATCGGGTAATTCCGAATATCCGCTTACCTATTACCCAAATCGCGGCAAGCGGCAAAAATGGCAAGCGAGTGATTACTTTCGCACATCGTCCTTACGCTCTATAGATGAGGCTTATAACCAACTTGGTTTTTGTGCGATCAGTCGGGCAGTGGCGTTAGTACAGACATTGATTGCCGTCTATGAGTACGACCAGGAGCAATTGGGGGCCAGAGCGCCACAGGGGTTGTTGCTCTTGCATGGCATACAACAAGAGCAATGGGATCAGGCAATGCGGTCGCGTGAAGCTGACCTTACCGCCAAGGAGCGACTATACTATGGCGGCGTAGAGGTATTGGCCTCGATGGGGACCGAAAAAGTGGAGGCCAATCTCGTGGCGCTATCCAGTTTGCCGGCAAATTTTAACCGGCGTGAGTTTGTTGATCTGATAATGTTTGGCTATGCCCTCTGTTTCGGTTATGACCCCACCGAATTTTGGCCGGTACAATTTGGCGCGCTGGGACGCGGACGCGAGTCTGAAGTGCAGCACGATAAAGCTACCGGCAAAGGCGGCAAAGATTTTAGCCTGGCGTATCAGGAGAACTTACAAAAGGAATTACCGGCTACAATCCATTTTGAATTTGACGAACGCGATGACGTTGCAGAACTAACCGCGGCTGAGGTGGCATTAGCTAAAGAGACCGTTATTACCGGGATGTATGAGAGCGGGCTGCAATACGGTCAGCCTCTCATCAGCCGAGATGAGGCGCGGTCATTATTGGCCGAGGCGAATTTAATCCCCCGTGAATGGACATTGGTCGAAGAGGAGAGCGAGGCCACTGATATGGAGGCGGTCAGGGAACGAGCCAGGGGATTATTGGAAATCCAACGACTGGCCTATAAACATCCAAGAGAGTCTATTGTTATTTACGACTGGCCCAAATGCCAGCAAAGGGTTTTGTGGCATCGGGCGGAGGATATGCTTATGCGTAGTGTATGGCCCGTCAAGCGACAGGCAAAGGTATTATACGAAGATGAGGACAGTGACATTATCATTACCGAAGAGGATGTTGACGCCGCCATAGAAAACGCAGACGAGGAACTTAAGCCGTTTCTCGATGCGAAAGAAATTGAATGATAATTACCAAGAAAATTTACAACGATGAAGGCCGGCTTATCTCCGAAGTGGCCGCCTGTGATTGTGGGCCAATTTGGACTTGGACAGATTTAATTGTAGGCGTACTGGGAGCGTTTATATTTTTCGCTCTGACGGCAAACTGATGAATCATAGATTACAAGTGGGCGGTTTATGGGACGAGATTGGCAAACTCCAATTTGATTTTATGATCAAGCAAGGTCTTAAGCCGCACCATAAATTACTTGACATAGGTTGTGGTTGCTTGCGAGGCGGCATACGTTTTATCGAATACCTTGACGAAGGCAATTATTACGGTATCGACAAAGATGCTGATTTACTCAAGGCCGGCAAGATGGAGGCGAAAGCGGCCAACATAGGACACAAGTTGTTTTACCTTGAGCTGGATAGCGGCTTTGAGTTCGATAGACTTGGGGTCACTTTTGACTTTGCTATAGCGCAATCGGTTTTTACGCATCTCAGCCTAAACGAAATATTGTTATGTTTAATCAATCTGGAAAGAGTTTTAGACGGTGTATTATATGCCACTTTTTTTAATTGCCGTGATCTTGCGGCTTATGGCACGACCGTAAGTCATCTCTCAAGTGATAATCAAACTGTAAATACACAGGCGTTCGGGCGGTCAACGCACTACACGTTTGAGATGTTGGATCAGGTGGCGCGGTGGGCAAATATGAAAGTTAAATATATAGGCGGTTGGGGTCATCCTCGCAGGCAAGAGATGGTAGCATTTTACAAATGATTGTTATTATCCTTGGTATGCATCGCTCCGGCACGTCTATGCTATCCTCTATTATACATACGTTTGGTATCAGCATGGGGCCTGCCATTGATCTTAAGCGCAATAATCCGCAGTCACAACCATTGGGCTATTGGGAAGATCAGGGCTTTGTGTCGCTCAACACTCAGATTATTAAGGCGGCCGGTGGTGATTGGTATAACCCGCCAGGCCGCATAAAAATACTAACAGCCTCTATAGGCTACCGCGATCAAATCAGTGAGCTTATCGAGCGGCGCAACGAGGCAAGCAATTGGGGGTGGAAAGACCCGCGCAATTGTCTATGTATCGAGTGTTATCAATACGCGCTTAATCCGTTGCCCGATGTACGTTATGTCCAGATTGTCAGACGCAAAGAATCAATTATCGATTCTCTCATCAGGCGCGGGGATAGGGCCAGGAATTGGCCCAAGATAATTGATGAGTATGAGCGCAGAGTAAGGGATTTTTTTAATCGCTATCAGGTCGGTCGATACATTGTCAGCTACGAGGACGTGCTAAAACATCCTGATTATGAGATGCGGCGACTTGGTATATTTTTGGATATACACGATCCGGATTTGATAAATGCGGCAATCAGGAGGATTAAACCTTAATGCCTTGGTTTTGGAACAAGACGGCTAAACGCTATTATAATTCTGACAATGGTCAATTCCTGTCATTCGGCCGGGCGCTCGATCTGGTTGATCAATCATTGGCGGCTAGTGGTAATCGGTCAACGCGATTGGCGGAACTGGTAGGCAATAATGAGATAGCGCCTATCGACTGGCGCAATCGATTCCGGCAAGAGCTAAAAGAAGAATATATTAGACAATCAATCTTTGGGCGCGGTGGACGCGACAGGATGACGCAATCCGATTGGGGGCGGGTTGGCCGACAACTAAAAGATCAATATGCGCTATTAGATAATATTGCCGCCCGAATAGCCGAGGGAGAATTTAGCGAGGCTCAGATTGCGGTTATCCAGCGGGATTTTATCAACAGCGCCCGACAAAGCTACGAGCAATCCAAGGCGGTTAGTCAGGATGTGCCATACGGACAATTGCCGGCAATGCCCGGAGATGGAACGACGGAATGTGTGTCCGGATGCAAGTGTTCGTGGCGATTTGAGTTTACTACAACCGAGGTGTTGGCCTACTGGGGTTTGGAGAGCGGTGCCAAACATTGCAATACATGTCTTGAGCGAGCCAGAGAATGGAATCCATACAGGATATTACGAGGGTGAAAATGGTAGTCAAAGAGACCGTTAAACAACCGATGTTGTTGACCAAAGAGGAGATAAAACTTATCGAGCGACTTAGGCAATTGTGTCGTCGCTCAAAGGGTTGCTTGGTTATCGTAGAGCCAAGTCATCATCTATCCTGGTATGTGACAAACGACAAAGAATCTAGTTGACTATTGTTTTATTATTATGTATAATTGTTATTAAATATATCCGGTGAAACATTTGAAACACTGGCCTTTTTAGATAAAGGCCAGTGTTTTTTATTCGGGGAGACACAGATGAAAGATCAAGAAAAGCGAACACTGTTAAACAAGATAGCCGACTGGCTTGGTCTTGGCGCTACTCATCGGGCAATTAAGGACGTTGAGGCGTGGGATGGGGCGGCGAGTAACTATAGTAGCACCGAGGCATACTGCAACGCTTGTCTGATCAATGTCAATGCCGGCGATCCTGAAGATTGGACACAGGCCAATTGCAAACTCCCAATTCGGGAGGAGGGCGACGGCGAAGGCACGTATGTGCGTCAGGCGGTTTTTGCAGCGGTGGGCGGGCGTGGAATTACTGCGGTGGAAAAACCGGCTGATGTATCGCAGGAGGATTGGGACAGTGCGGTCATGTCGGCAGCGTCCAAACTAGTGCAAGCCTATGACGAAATGGAGGAGGACGCGCCCGAATCTGTAACAGAGATTGCGCGGGCACTATCATCTTCCCAGCTTTGGACAATAGTCTCCGAGCAACTTGAGGAGATGTATGAATATGACTATTGGCCAATGGATATCTATTTTGACGATATGGGTATGCCGTTTGTGGTGGTTGCGGTGGACGGCAAACTTTACCGGCACTCTATTATATTAGATGAGGATATGACTACCGTCAGTGAGGCTATCCCCGTGATGCAAGAGTTTATTCCTACTGCGCGGACCACGACCACTATCAAGCGTATGGATAGCGGCCGGTGGCGCTGGTTTAGCGTCTCGGCCTCGTCTGTCCTTAATCGAGTGGGAGAGATAGATAGCCGGGATTTATTTGACAGTTTTGTAACGCACGCCGAAGAAACGGGCGAGTATCCAATCAGGCAATTTTATCATGCGGGTGATGCGTTCAGGGTCGGTCAGGCGGATTTTTTGGCGCGTGATGATAACCTCTATATTACAAGCGGACTATATGATCAGTCTGAGATTGCGGAGCGCGAGATCAGAGCGCGATTGAAAGAGCCTGAGTATTGGGGGGATAGTATCGGGTATATCCCGACTGACAGGCCGGAGATGCTTGAGATAGCCAAAGGTGTAAAAATTCCCGTCTATCGGGCGGGGGTCAACAAAGAGATTTCGACACTGCCGGAAAGGGATGCAGCGAATCTTTTTACGGCAAATACAAATTTAGTGAGGCGGACAATGACATTAGTAGGTAAATCTAAAGAGGCGTTTATAAAATTGTTTGACGGGAATGAGGATGAGGCCGACCGGTGGCTTGAAGAACATGCCGAAACGCGAAACCGGGCAATTGAGGATGATGATCTGATCACGCGAGCCGGCAAGGAAGTTACGGAAGTGAAGGAAATTGAGCAGGAGATTGTCGAACAGGAGATTGTCAACGAATTGTCCGACGAGGACATTGCGCGGGCATTAGGACAATCCGAGTCGATGAGACAATTGGTAGCGACGATTGATAGTTTAGTCACGCAGCTTGAGGCCAACGAGCAAGCCGGTTTACAGCGACAAAAACAACTGACCGACCAATTGCAAAAAATGGCTGACCGTCTTGAGGCACTTGAGGCCGATGACGAGGTTAAGCAGCGCGAGTGGCTGGACAATCGGCCCCGACAATCCGGTAATAATGTAAAATATATCATCAGACCGCGCATTGAGCGGGCGGCTGAAGATGAACAAAAAATGTCAGTGGCCGACGTTATGGCGGCTAAGGGCGTTCCGAACTATTAAATTTTTTAGAGTGTATGTAAGCGAGGTATTGGGATGACAACAAGATTGGCAAAAGATGCGATACGCCTTAATCCTAACGGCGTGCCCGCTCCGGCGGTGAGGGGGTATACTCCCCAGATCATTCAACGGCAAAGCTCGGTCAGCACCCTGGCGTCACCGTTTGGATGTTGTAATTTTTTTGATCAGTGTAATGACGAGATTCTGACCCTTTCTTTTGGCGGCGCTTTGGGCCTGCTGGACTGGATGGGCTTTAACTCGTCTGAGGATTGCTATCGGTCGATTGAGTTTATTGATTACGTTGGGCCAAGCGGCACTGCCGCCCGCAGTGCTACAGGTGGCGCAATTAGTGCCCCTTGTGATGATCCCAATGGGATCGAGTTTGGGTCTTGTAAATTGACCGTTGAGGATTTTGGTCTTTACGGGCGCGAGGGACCAACGCGCCAAATTTTCAAGCCAAAAAAATATTGCAAAACCTATCCGACCTACCGGCTTGATGGGACACCCGTTGAAACAGAAAACGAGTGGGACATGGTGTTTACAATGAACACCATGCTTGATGACATCAGACGCGATCTGGTCAGCGGCAACGACGCCAACGCCGGCGAGTTTGACGGGTTGGAGAATTGGGTCAAAACCGGTTACGATTGTAGTGCAATTAACTCCACGGTCATCAACTGGAACGGGAATCCAATGAGTGGTGGCGCAGGTATTACGGTTAATGGTGTAGCGGCCCCGGCCGGCTTTGACATTGTGGATTTTTTACGTGACGCCAAAAACCAAATAAAGCAGCGTATCAGTTGGTCGCCGCTATTACGCAATCAACAAATGCAAGTCGGCGATATGATCTTGGTGATGCCCTGGCACTGGGCCTTGTGTCTGCTGGACTTTTACACTTGTTGGTCCGTATGCGCCGATGGTGATCCGCAGGTATTTCTTAACTCCCTGGATGGTCGCTCCTTCCGCGATCAGCTTAACGGTGGTCTATTTGGAGCTGGTTACATTATGCTTGATGGTGATGTTATCCCGATCTTGGCCTATGACTGGGATTTGATCAAAGGACCCAAAACGGCAGACATGTATTTACTAACCGGCGCGGTTGGTAGCTTCCGCATCTGGGAGGGGGAATATCTTAGCGCTGACGCCTCATTAACTTCATTTTTCAGCGATCCGAGCGCGGGTGCTGACGCCTATTTTTCTACCGATGGCGGTCGTGTTCTGGGTCGTGTCGATACCAACAACCTGTGTCGATCAATGAAACTATGGATGTCGCTCAGACTGTTTTGCCGAGCGCCCTGGGCGCAAGTCCGCTTCCAGAACGTACAATGTGAGCGGGCGCTTTCGCCGCTATCACCTGATCCTCTGGAAAGCTCGTTCTATCCTGACAGTTCATTTAGCGTCGCCGACTGTCCATAATTTTACATAAGTAGGGGAGCGTTAAAACTCCCCTACTGCAACCAAAATGATTTATACCAAGTCGCTCCTAAAACAGTTAGAGATAATAATGCCGCCCGGTAACGGCCAACGACATAACATAACTATTAACGAGTGGGGTGATCTGGTAGTTACGCTGATGTTGGGGCGACGGCACGAATCTCTTATAATTGAGGAAGGTGACATTATGCCTGTAGATAAATTGGCTAATGAGATCAAGCGAGTAGCGACGAGATGAATCTAACGGTAGTCATCCCTTTTTTTAACGGTCACAAAACAATCCACCGGCTTTTGGTTTCGCTACCGCCTCGTCTGTCTGTTATCATAGTAGATGATCTAAGCGACAATCCGTTAGAGGATATTACCGGCGTGGAGATTGTCAGGCCAAAAACAAAGGGCTATTTCACCGGCGCAGTCAATCGGGGAATCGAAGCGTGTGATACCGATGTCCTGATCTTGAATCAGGACATTTGGTTTAACGGGGAGGATTGGCTCAAGGAGTTAGAGGCACTGAGCGAATCCTATGATGTTATAGGTGATCCGGTAGCCGGTCATCCTGCCTGGGCCGAAGGTTATATACAAGGCACGTTTATGTATATCAGCCGGGCGTGTATCAATAGGACGGGATTATTAAACGAGCGTGACTATCCGCTGTGGGGTAGTACCTGCGAGTATCAGCTTAGAGCTTGCCGAAAAAATTTTAAGGCGCATCCCTGGCCCGGAATCAAAGGGTGGATGGGCCATGAGGAACGCAGACGCAGTCAGTTTGGAGCGGCCATTACCGAGATGCTGCAACGCGAGCCGGAGAGCAAAGCGCAATTTATTCGCACACCTCCGGCTATTAGTGTTATAGTACCTTGCTACAATTATGGTAAATATCTACCTGATTGTATCAACAGTTTGATAGGCGGCCCCACCTGCCTGGGAGAAATGGAAGGCCAGACATTCCAGTCGTTTGAGATTATTATCGTTGATGATTGCAGTTCTGATGATACGCCCCAAATCGCTCAGGGGATTGCAGACGCTTGGAAGGGCATCCATTATATCAGACTGCCTAAAAACGTGGGGACGCCCGGCGCAATCAATGCGGGTATAGCCAAAGCCAAAGGTAAATTTATCACAATTCTTTCTGCCGATGATATGCGCGAACCGTGGGGGTTGGAGAATCTTTATCGAGCGGTGGAGAAAGATAAGACTCTGGTACCTTATGATGATATGACTATCATCAAAGGTGGGGAGCGAGTCCACTATCAGCGATTGAAAGAGTACGATTTTGATAGACTCATTTACAAAAATCAGATGCCGGCCGGGATTATGTTTGATCGAGGCGCCTGGGAAAAGGTGGGCGGTTATCCTGAAGAGATGAGTTTTGGGCGCGAGGATTGGGGATTCGCAGTGGCGCTGGGAGTTAACGGCTATTGTGGTATCAGGTTAGACTCGCCTCCCGGCTATCTATATCGGCGCGAGAAACAAAATAGAAGCATGCGTAATCAGGGAAGCACCTGGTATCAGCGATTTTTGAGACAGATTCAAAATCGCTTCCCGGAGATTTATAAGGGGAATAAACCTATGTCGTGTTGTGGTGATAGAAATAAGGGGGGGCAGCCGGTGAAAGCTAATGTGAAAAAGGCAATGGGCGGTACAAAATCCGCATTGCCAGGGTCAAGCGGTTTTGTGCTAATTGAGTATGTTGGTAGTAATGCCGGTGACATGAAATGGCGACCGCCTAACACTACGACCAAGTATGTTTTTGGCGGCGCGAAACAGTTGGGCAATATAGCCAAAGAACATCTTAACTGGTTTCTTGGCTTACGCGAGAATCAGAAGCCGCTTTTTAGAATCGCTTTAGCTGAACCGGTAACGATCACTATCAAGCAGGCGGCAACTGTCAATCAGACCAAACCACCAAAATACGATCATCTGGTAGAGTACTACACGTATAGTTTGGCCAAGTTAAAGACATTGACTTTACAACCTGACGAATGGCAACATTTGCTAGACATCGAATCGGGTAAGACCAGTCAACGAACAACGGTTATCAATTGGCTAAATGCTCAAGTAGAGGTGATGATTGCCTGATTGGTTTTTGTTCGCGCTGCTAACTCTGGTAGTCTATAGAGCATCTCAATTGCTTGTTTATGATGATGGCCCATTCGATTTGATTTTTAGATTTCGCGCAAGGGTAGGCGTTTATACCCTTGATCAAAATGGAGAGCCAACATCAGCGGTCGGCAAACTGTTTGCTTGCCCTTACTGTGTAGGATTTTGGTTGGCGGCATTGGCGGCTTTGACGGTAGCCGGTAGTGGTAAAAGTTTTATCATCCTGTGGTTGGCCATTGCGGGCGGTCAAACATTTTTGGAGGCATATCATGGCAAGAGGTGACCCAGTTGAATTTGTCAGGGAGATAAATGGCGGCGCAAAATATCAGCGTGTCGGGAATCGTGTCCAGCTTGAGGACGCCTATGGAGCATCTATTTCTATCCCGTCACTTGACGCTTTTGGCAGAAGTCGAATAAGCCAACCTTATACACTGTTTGATAGTAAGCAAGTCTGGAACGATCCGGGTTTGGCAGACAATGTTGAAAACTACCCGTTGTTTTGGGACAACCAGCAGACGGCTGGTGGCGGCACGACTACGACATTTAACGTTAACCGGGCCAGTACTACACTGTCAGTCTCGGCCAGTACGGCCGGCACACGAGTACGACAAACCAAACAGCGATTTAACTATCAGCCCGGCAAGTCACAGCTTGTTATCCTGACTGGTATATTTGGGAGTACGCCCAGTGGCGTGACCAAACGATACGGGTATTTTGACAGTAGTAATGGTTTCTTCTTCCAGAATATCGGCGGCACATGGTCTGTGGTTATCAGATCGTTTGTAACAGGTGCGGCAATTGACCGTACTGCCAATCAAGCCGACTGGAATATTGACACCCTGGACGGCAATGGGCCAAGCGGAATTAACATTAACCAGTTAACTGCTCAGATATTTTTTGTTGACTTCGAGTGGCTGGGAGTTGGTGATATGGCGTTCGGGTTTTTTGTTGACCGGCAACCGATCTATTGCCACGTTTTCAGGAACGCAAACATATTAACATCTGTCTATATGTCAACGCCTAATCTGCCGATCAGAGCCGAGATTATCAATAGTGGTGCCGGCGCGGCGAGTCAATTGGAGCTTGTGTGTACCACGGTCGTCAGCGAGGGAGGTGTACAGCCAAACGGAACGATGCGTTTTGCGGACATTGGTGACACGCCAGCGGAAGACATATCTGCGCCAACGGCAGGGCAGGCTTATGCCCTTTGTGGTATACGGTTAAAGACGGCCTATCTATCAGCCGATGTCAAGGAGAGTTTCATCTCGGTCATCGAGAACTCCGGGGCTAACAATGCGTTCATTTGGCGATTGCATTTTAACCCGACGATTGCAGTGGCATTAACCTATGCAGATGTGGCAAATAGTGCTGTCCAATTCGGATCGGGCAATAAGGCTACTCCGGCCAATAATGAGATAAGTGCCTTTGGGACTGTGGTAGCCGGTGGTTATCAGGCCAGAACAGACGCCAGCGCATTGGCGTCGCTGCAATCCGCATTGAGGCTGGGCAGTCTGATAGACGGCACGCGAGATGAGCTTGTACTATCGGCGGCCGGCATTACAAGCAACAATCTATTTTACGCAGGTATACAATGGGGGGAGGCGTGGTAATATGCCTATAGTTGCAAGCGATTCGACTCTCTTGGCCGAGAACAGTATCGTCACTTTGGCGCTTTACCAAAAGATTATCAATTATCCTGAGTGTGCTTTTTTTGGGGTCAACCGTACAGGAGAGGTTACGCGAGGCCGATGCCGTATTGTACTCAAGCCTGACCGGGATACCATCCAGGACGCCTTGGCCGAAGCGCAGCAAGAGATCGAACAGGTAACCGGTTATCCGTTGCAACCAAAATGGTTTGCATCCGAGCAGCATCAGTATGGTCCTGTAGCGCCCGGCTTGCGCTACCGAAAGTGGCAAGTCGCACCAACGGTTTTGGCCAAGAAATCAAAGATAATTGAGATAGGCGTAAGAGCCGAAACAACTATCAGTGCCGGGGAAGCGGTAGACAATACGGCTGATCCGGCCGTCATTGGACCGGTAGCGACTACAGTCACAGATGAGAGCGAGATACATATTTATCATCCCGGCACAGATATAGAGATAGACCCGTCGTCTATTACCATCGCCGGGGGTAATGTCACGATTACAGTCCCTCGCTGTAGACTGGTGTTGGCGTCTCTGGCTGACAATCCAAGTCAGGGATTGGACTATACCGATTTAGGTAATTTTGAGACCACGGTTGATGTCAAACGTGTTTACAACGATAGTTCGCAAGAGGTGACATTTGTCTATCCCAAGATGTGTGACTGTACCGAGGATACTCAGGCGGGACATATTTGCGTCGATGACTACGAGATAGGCGTTATAAGGGTGTCACTTGGCAGTAGTTACAATTGTAATTACACACCTGAGTTTGTACGGATTAACTATCGAGCGGGATTGATCAACACGGGCGATGCGGTGGAGCAACAAGTCAGGGATATGGTTATCAGGCTGGCCCATTCCAAGATGCCTTACGAGCCTTGCGGTTGTGATCTTGGCGCTAACATGTGGCGGCGTGATAGAGAGACGCCGCAGTCGTTAACAAGGGAGCGAGTCAATTGTCCGTTTGGCCTAAGTAATGGAGCTTGGTTTGCATGGCAACAGGCCAATGCAATTAAAGTTTGGAGAGCGAGTGCAATATGATAAAAGTCAAACTGGTAGCAACCGACGGCCAGGCCGCCATTGTGGAGTATCAAGAGGCCGGCAAAATTAAGCGAGCGATAGTGCCAAATGGCGATGTGATAAAGGGGCGTGTATCCAAACGGACACTTGATATGAGTATACCGTATGGAGGTGTCGAGTTAACTAATTTGCCTGAGTGGTTAACTATCAGTACGGCCGATTTACAGGACACACTTAGACAACGGGGATTGTGGACAAAAGAGGATTATCTCAAAAGTCCAGAAGTAATTTTGGGGGTGTTGCAAAAACTTTACGGGGTTGACGTGACCCGCATATTAAATTTAATTAGCGAGGCGGAATAATGACAACGATTTACAAGAGCGATTATACGGCGGCATGGTTACAGCGGGGATGTTTCGACCCTCTGGAATTCTTGGGGTGTGTAGACATAACCGACTTAGACTTAACGCCACGGGGCAATCTAAGTGCCAGTCGTCAGCGATTTGGTAAGGGGCAATTTGGGATTGAGTCGGTAAAGCGTAGTGCGGCCGAATTCGGCAATGTAACGTTTGGTTTTTACCGGGGTATTGTCAATCTACTTAACGACATCCCTTGTCCTTACAATATTATGATTATGTATAGCAATTGTGGCGCGGATGATGATCCTGAGAATTACGATTTTATAGACGTACTGCAAAATATCTATCCCGGCACAGCTACTCAAGCGGCCGTGGTCAATGCAATTGGACCTGATGATGCTACAGATGTTGGCGCTGATAGCACGGTGGAATTACCGGCACAGTTCTTGAGTAGCTATACACTTAAGCCGTTGATTGATACTGCCATCACTATCGGTGCTTTATCAACTCACGACATTGTAGGCGTCTCAATCTGTGATCTGAGTCCGGATTGTGGCGACTGTGACGATCCGACAATTGGCGGTCAGACGATTTGGATTATCACCAATGGCGTCACGGGATCGGCGGCTGATGTTAGTGAGATTTACAAATCGACCAATGGCGGTAGTACGTGGGCGCAGATCACCAATAACATGACTGACAATACAGATGATCTATCGGACATCGAGTGTAGTGGCAATACGGTTATCGTTACTAACGGCACTACCTCCGAATATCTTTGGGCCACTGACGGCACTACATTTAATCTGGTAACCACGCCAACACAGGTTATAGCTGATGTATTTATGTTAGGGCCGACCAAGATTTGGATGGCGGCGGCCGGCGGATACATCTATTATTCCAGCGACAGAGGCGCGAGTGTCACCACTCAAGACGCCGGGGTCGCTACGTCCGAGAATCTAAACAGCATCTCATTTGCCAACAGTTTATTAGGCTATGCGGTTGGGGCGGCTAATGCGTTTGTGTATACAGAGGATGGGGGCCAGAATTGGCAAGCAGGTACGGGACCCTCTCCGGCTGTGGTATTGAACAAGATCATTGCCGTACCAGGCACAGATGCTCTTTTCGTAGGCGATGCGTCCGGTAACGTTTTTAGATCAGAGGATAAGGGCGCTACTTGGGTCACGGCCTATGCCGCTACTACAGCATCGGCAGGTGGAATAGCTGATATGGCACTCTGCGCATGTAATGTGCCGGTAGCGATAGCCAACAACGCCGGTGATGCGGCCGGTATAGTTATCCGCTCTATCGACGGTGGCAACAACTGGGAGACGCCTACAATCCCCAGCGGTAATAGCGGATTGGCGTCTATCGCCTGCTATGATGTTAACACGTATTGGGTTGTCGGTGACGCAGGTGAGGTATTTAAGTTAGCCGGCGCGTCGTTCCGCGACAGTGCTACCTAAAGGATTTACACAATATGATTGATTTACTGGCTTTGGCGAAACAGGCCGAAACAACCTATGTCGATGTAGACACATCATTTGGCAAACTGCGCGTCTATCACGTTCCTGACGCAATGCTCTTGAGTGTCAGTCCCGATTGGCCCGAACCAGAACTACCGATGGTGAGGATGAAAACGGCGGCCGGTTATCAGAATCGACCGGCCAAGGCGGGGGACAAAGAGTATCAAGTGTATTTGGAGAGTAAAGCAGCGCATGAAAAAGAATCGTATCAATTGCGGGTGGCTATTGGCGCGGTCTCTGCTTTTAAAGACATCGACTGGTCCAAGTACGATCTATCCAAGCCGCCTCCTATTGACGCCGCTCAAGAGATGTATAGAGACAATTGGCCTGATCACGAGCTGCTAAGAAAAAAGGCTTGGTTAGATTGGACTGTATTATTTAAGCGGTCAGATCAAAAGGTCATCCTAAACGCAATGAATCAGATGAGCGGTGAAGGCGAACCGACTGATGAAATGGTAGAGGCTGTTAAAAAAAATTCGGCCTCGTCGTCCGCGCCAAACCGGGACGGGCAAGTGATAGCGCCGCTAGTAGCTACTCAATAGAGTCTATCAACCCCATGTGGTGGCGGGGTTGGATTGCAGCCTACAAAGGCAATCTACTATTACAATGGCCTTATCTCCCGTCGTGGCATAAGGCTATTGTGATAGCGGTAGTGGAAGAGGACGTAACAATCAACAATCTGCTAAATGGGTAGATAATGGTAGCCGAGCTATACAAAAGCATCAGACCAAAAAGTAAACTATCCTCCAAAAAGGTTAGAGCGCAATTGCTTAATGCTCTGAGAACCGAAGGAAAAGTAATTGTCGCAGAACTGGATAAAACGACCAGAACGTGGAAGGGGGATAAGCCTACGTTCAAATTCGAGCTATCATTTGCGGGAGGGGATGTTACACTTTTGATTGGGCCGGGTGGAAATACTCACGGGGCGCAGAAATGGGTTTGGCTGAACGAAGGAACCAAGCCTCATATTATCCGGGCCAGAAATGCGCCACTGCTTAGATTCCGAACCACGTTTGTCCCAAAAACCAAGGTTGGCGTTTTTGCATCTGGACCGGGACGTATCGCTCCCCCATGGCGGTCAACGTTTTCGGTCAACCATCCCGGCAATGCGGCGCGAGAATGGTCATCCAAGATCGTACAGCGTCGCAAAAAGAAATTTAGAGTAACCATATTGCAAGCGGCAAAGGTATAGAGATGGCATTAGAACAGGCCGGCATATCGTTAGAGGCTCAAGGTTTTAGCGATTACATAAAAAAACTTGATGCTATCGACAAACGACAAAGAGCGGTTTTTGAGACGCAATTTAAAGACACCGGCAAAAGTTACGATCAGGTTACGGCGGCGGCCAAAAAATATGAAGCCGAATTAAAACGCCTGACAACGACTGAGGAGAAAGCTGCCAAACAAGCCGAAGCTTTAGCGGCCGCACAGCAAAGACAGGCCGGAAAAGCTCAAGTTGGTAGCGGTGTAAAAAGTGTTTTCTCCGGCGACGTTACGGGGGGTGTCAGTGATATTGCCGGTGGTCTAAAAGCGATTGGACCGACGGCCGCAGTAGCGACGGCCGGCATTGCCGCTTTGACGGTTGGCGCAGTAGCTGCCGGTGCAGCAATAGTGGCAATAGGAGCAGGCGCGGTCAGTCTGGCCAATCAAACTGATCAAGCGACAAAGCAGATTTCAGCCAGTCTTGGAATTACAGCGGTCCAGGCAGCGGATAGATATGGCGAGGCGTTACGGAATATTTATGCCGACAATCCCAAAGCCCAGTTTGAGCAAATTGCGGAAGCTATCGCCCTGACCGAGCGGGCACTTGATCTTGACACGGCAGGAATAGAACAAGTGGCAAGCGATGCGCTTAAAATAAGTCAAGTGTTTGGCAAAGATGTTCAAAAGACAATTGGGGCAACTGAACAGTTAGTCGAACAATTTGGTCTGACCGGACAACAAGCTACAGACCTATTAACGTTTGGTCTGCAAAATATTCCGGCCGAGGATTTGATTGACAGTATCAGCGAATACTCCAATCAATTTGCTCAAGCTGGTTTTTCGGCTGATGAGTTTTTTAGCATTTTATCAACTGGCGCGGCTGGGGGAGTTTTAGGGACTGACAAGGCAGGTGATGCGGTCAAGGAATTCCAGATCAGATTTTTAGAAGGCAACAAAACACTTAAAGATAGTTTTGCGACACTAGGTCTATCGTTTGATGACTTGACCACTCAAGTGTCAAGTGGCCAATTAAATGTAGCTGATGTTTTCGGCCAAGTCATTGATAGGATTAAAGAGGTTGATTTAAGCGTTGCTTCCAATAGGGCCGCAGTAGCCGGGTTGGGGACGCAATTTGAGGATTTGGGCGCAGCGGCTTTTGCGGCCCTTGATCTTGACGCTATTGGATTTGCAGATGTGGCCGGATCAGCAGATAAACTGGACGAACAGTTTAACAATTTAGGTGATGCGTTTACCAGCATCAAGAGGAGTTTCCTACTCGCTTTTGAGCCTATTGGAAAACTGCTTTTGGATTTGGCGTCTTCCGCTGTGCCACTGATAAAGTCAGCTTTTGAATCTATCAGGCCGGGATTGGAATCGTTTTCTCAAGGCACTGTGGGGTTGGTCAATACGTTACAGGAGCGATTTGGGCCGGCCGTAGAAAGTGTCAGGGAATCAATAGGTCAAATATTTACCTCGCTCAGTGCGGTTAGTAAGGCGTTCGACACGGGTGGCGCATCAGTTGATGTGTTTGGCGCAATACTGAGCGGCGTGGTAGCGGTTATTGATTTGGTGGCTAATGGAATTAGTGAGATAGCTGACGTAGTACAATTCCTACAGCCATATTTAACCAGTGCCGGTCAGACGTTCCAACAAGTATTCGCTCTGGCCAAGGCAGGGGCAGCCGCTTTTGGTTCTATATTTGGCGATGTAGTTACGACAGCGATTGCAAGTTTGGGGACGCTAGGTAAGGCGTTCTTGAAATTTATCGAGCTTGACTTTAAGGGCGCATTATCGGAGTTAGGCGACATAGAAATATTTGATATTGGCGCATCATTGGACAAGGCAGGCCAGGCAGCAACGGATAGTCTCAGGAATTCATTAGCAGCCGGCGAGCCGGTGGAAATACCTATTGAGGTTGACACTACGGCATTACCGTCTCCACCAGAGATGACCGCGCCGTTTGATGCGCAATCGGGAGCTATAGGCGATTCTATTGGCAGTCTGGAAGCGTATAAAGGGGCGCTTGCCCAAGCCGCAGATTTACAACGCTCATTCGCTCAGCAGGCGGAAGATGACGCCTTAAAATTAGCCAGAGCCAATGAGGATATAGCGCGCAATCAGGCCAGAGATGTAGCTAAATTACAAGAGTCTCAGGCCAGGGATAGGGATAAACTATTAAAAGATCAAGCCAAACAGCTTGATGATTTTGAGGCTGATCGGCGCAAGCAGATTACAGACGCCGAGAATGAGATTAGAGAAGCCAAGAGGCAGGCGGCCGAACAGCAAAAACGAGATCAGGATAAGCTGAATCGGGAATTGGCTCAGGCTCAGGAGAGATTTAATCTATCTCAATTGCAATCAAGACGGCGATTCGATCTTCAGGAATCGAGATTGAGGGCCGAGGGCGACATCCTTGGGCTGAAGGAACTACGCGAAGATTTTGCACTATCGCAGCAAGAAGAAAAAGAGAATTTTGATCTGAGCAAAAAAGAGCAAATTGACAACGCTCAAGAGACGCAAAAAGAGCAGACTAAAGACCTTGAGAACAAACTGTCTGAATTAAAATCTAATCTTGAGACACAGCGGGCAGAGTTATTGGCCTCGTTTGATGAGCAGCTAATAGCGCAACAACAGGCGCAGGCGGAAGCGCAGGCGGAGCAGCAACGAGGTTTTGAAGAAGCGGCGGCGGAAAGAGCAATACAGTTAGCTCGTGAAGAAGAAGACCGGCGTATATCACAAGCACAACAACTTGAGGATTTGGGACGCAGTTTGTCCGAGCAAAAAGGTGTGACTGCGGAGGGCGCGGCTGGTATTGCAGGCGAACTCGAAAAAGTCTTTGGGATTGAGGGCGTGGCCGATAGCATTATGACCGGCTTTGAGGATAAAACCGAGGCCGACTTTAAGAACTTGTTTAAGAATTTGCAAGAACAGTTTAATACTTTAGTGCTTAAAACACCCAAAGTGGAAACGCCGAGTCTGCCATCAAGCGCCACACCGGGACCGGGTGTCGGAACGCAACCAGGCAGACTTGGCGGCGAACAGGAATTTGCGGAGGGCGGTATCGTTCAGGGGCCGTTGGGCAGTCCACAAAGAATCATTGCCCACGCCGGAGAGACTGTATTACCTACTCATAAATCGTCTTTCCAGATGGCCGCCCCAATAATCCCCAGCCAGAATCTAAACGTGAAAATGGCGGGTGGTTTTAATGTCTCAGGAGATGGGGCAGCCAACGATCAGATTTTGCAGGCGGCAATGACCGAGATGACAGATAGCTTTAGGATTGCGATCCAACGATTAGCGAGGCGAAACTAATGGCGATAGGCGGAACTTACAGGATTGAATCGACCACGTTGAATAAAGAATTCCCGGCGCCACCTACGACGGGTTGGGATGAACAGCCAATAGCGGGGGGTCTAAACGGAATCCCGATTAATACCGGTTACAAAATCCACACCTGGACGTTTGAAAATATGTTGGGCTCAGACTACGCTGATCTTGCCGGCCTGTTCGACGAGCAGCAAAGCGGTAATGCTCAATTGGTGACGCTTGAGACTGATCCGTATGAGGCCGATCTAAGCTGTGAACAATATGGGACATTTGAATATACGGATTTTATCATGCAAAACATCGCGCCAAGGACACGAGGATTGCCACTTTATGAATCTGTAACAGTTACGTTTGAGGTTTTTGCCTGATGGCTACACCGCCTTTGCCGGCCGCGACTGTCAACAGGATAACCGCCCGCTCTCAATCAGTACGCTGGACCGCAGTCCTACGTGAAGTGAGGGAATACAGGGCCTATATCTGTGACATCGATTCGGATACGATCATGGGTATCGCCTATCCGCCTATACCTATTGTCGATCTTGACCCCAATCCGATCTGCCTGGGGTCAACGATGGATTGGGATTTGTCGGCCAGTTACGCACCGGGTGATACGATTGCCAGTTACGCCATTGATTTTGGGGATACCAATAGTGATACCGGACAGTCGGGTAGCCACACTTATGGAGCGGCCGGCAGTTATACGGTGACTGTAACAATTACCTCTACGGCCGGTCTGGTTATGGTAGCCACTGAGGAGGTTAACGTGATCGACTGTACTGATACGTTGTTGTTGGATTATATATACGCCAGCACTGACGGGTCTGGCGTATTTTACTGGGAGTAATTATGACTTGGGTTGCGCGAAATAATGGCTTGACCGGCACAGCGCTAAATGTTAATTACATTATCCAGTTTCCCGGCAGCAGGAATTTGGCAAGTCAAAATCACGAGCTATTTATCGCTACTGATGCTGGTATTTATCAGTCGCTCGATGGAGGTCGTAGTTGGGCTAAATTGACATTACCCGATCCGAGCAATGCGGAATTTGGCGATGCGCCAGCGGCCACGGTAGACGAACTAACATTCCACTGGCTGGCGTTTAGCCCAATAGGATATAACACTATGTTTGCTCTGGCCGCTAAAGATAGCGTATCGCGATTGTGGATTTATAAAACTGTTGATATCGGCTTGACTTGGACCAGCCGGGGAGTGATGACCGTCTAATGGCGCTACTGACATGGACGTTTGATGGTGGATTTGAGGGCTGGAATCTTATGCCTGTGGTCAATAATGGGGGAGTAGCTACCAGAACGCATGTGACCGGAGCGATCAGGAATGATCTGGTAATTGTCACAGGGGCATTTTCCGAAGCCACTTGTTTTGAAATAAAATCATCTATCAATGCTCAGATAACCAATGGTGATACGATTGCTGTTGATTTTGGAGCATCGTTTGACGGGACTATTATTGGTATTGGTATTGAGGCTACATACACCGATACCACTAGCGAGATCAATACTACCGTTAGTGCTATAGCAGGTACGTTGACATTAACACTGACGCAAAATAAAATCTTGGATGAGATAAGTATTTATTTTAGTATTGGTACTGGTCCGTCCGGGCCTGGCCGCACAACTTACATGGACATGTTGGAGGTACGACTGACAACGGCCATAGCTGTTGGCGCCGAAGCAGGCAGATTACAATCGCCATTTAATTTTATTGGAGCGCAAGGAGCAGGCGCGGCCGGCGGCGCAGGGGGTGGCGCCGGAGGTAATACTGCATCTATATCGGCAGGAGGGACCTATATCTATATAGCTGCGTTTAACAATCTTGGATTCCCGACAATGATCAGGATAGCGACGACACTGACATCAGATGGTACGGTCGTGTTCGAGCCTGGCGCAGGCGGTCGGATTGGAGTTCAGGCGGAAAAATTTACAGCGTCAAATGTCTGGGTAGCCGGTCAGTTTGATGGGACGAATACGCTAGAACGATCAGAGGATTTTGGCGCAAGCTGGACAGTCAAGGACGGGGGCGCTTTTGGCACTATCAGGACATTTGACATTGGCCCCGACAGTGATGAGAGAGTATTGATATTTGATGGTGATAATGGCGATCTGCTAGAATCGGTAGATAGTGGAGATAATTGGTCTCTCGTAAATGGAACGGTTACGCCACTACTCAATGCAATAGGACGCAGCCCTATCGACACCAGGGAAATCGCTTTTGTCAATCAAGGAGATGTGTCCGATTCTGTCAGCTATACCGTTAATAGCGGCACAAATTTAGAGGATTATCAAACTGGTGTTTATCCCAATGCAGACGGCACAAAGGTGATTGCCAAATAATGCCTATACTCAACAGTACGAATTTCATTCTCGAATCGATAGACGCCGATGGGGAGCGCGGGGGCTGGCAGGCTACCGGGTCATTTGCCAACGATCAGGCAGATGCGGTTTACGGCCGGCGCGTAGATATTTATTTTTGGCCGGAAGGGAATCGAATATGGGCCAACGATCCGTTGTTAGCGTTGTCGGGCAGCATTTTGCCGGAGGGTGTCAGATGGGACATCAGGCAAAGCGCGACCGCTTTTGGGGTGACAACGACCAATTATTTTTTGGACATCAGCGCCTTGAGAGGTATCTGGTTTACAAGCGCTGATCCTGTCACCAATCCTCATGAGTATGTCGATCTGCGATTGGGGACTATTATCAAACATATCATAGAGCAGCATAGCAATATCTCAAGCACCGGTGTGGTACAAAATGATGACGGCACATTTTCCGCGAATCCTATTGGCGGTTGGTCGGATACTACCAATATTGACACAACTAACAGCACGGTAGTAGATGCGTTTACAAGGCGACAAAGTAATAGCTTGTGGCAGGCGATAAAAGACATTGCTAGGAACGAGTTTTACGTGGCCTATTTTAGTAAAGACGATGCGTTTAACTATGAGCCTCATCCTGTATTCAAGGTCGTGCTTGACCCATTTACACTGGACATAGACGCCACTATGATTGTCGGTCAGCCTGAGATAAAATTTAGAGACAAGACAGGTTTGGACCAGGCGGTTTTGGCGGCGCTGACCGATACCGGAGAGATATTAAACGCAGAGTATCCGGCCGTGACTGCAATCCAAGGCCGCAGCTTGAATATTACCAATCTCAGGTGTAATGACCAGAGTAGATTGGATGATCTGGCCCAGCGAGTTTATCTATTCGAGAGTCGGCCGTATGATTTGAGATTGCAATTGCCTGGCCCGGCTGGTCTTTATTTGGAGCTATTTGATCGAGTGTCATTGACCTATACCGGCACTGCCCGTAATGGGGTCAGTCTCTCATTTGTTGATGAGCCATTTTTTGTTCAGCGCATCAGGGTAAATCGGATTGGCAATTTTGGGGCCATTACCGAATTGGAATTGTCACAGGAAAATTTGAGTGGAGGGTCTTATTCCTGACGAAAAATTTATCACCGAAATAGAGACCATTTTTAGGGATATAGTAGAGTTGGGGGCCAAACGAGAATATACTCGTTTAGCGCCTAATCTGTTGGTTCGGAATCCGTCACCGGCCGGGCAGCCTAATTTTATCTTGGTCAAGGATGACCGGGACGGGGATAACATTTTGGCGCTTAAAGTACCTGGTATCGTTTATAATACTAACGATTTGGTCAATGTGTTATTTTATCGGGGTGGTGAGGCCATTGCGTTCCAGCAGGGTAGCGGGTCGTCGTCCAGTGGGATATGGGGTATTATACCGGCTACAACTACCGATATTTTTTATAATGCGGGTGATGTCTCTATTGGCAAAGCGAGCGCGCCGGATGCTCGTCTGGAATTGGTTGATAGTGCCCAAGTACAATTGAGACTGACGCACACTGACGCCACAAAATTTGCCGATCTGTCTGTAGACACCAATCACGATTTTACCATTAACCCGTCCTCAACTGGTCAAATTGTTTTGGCGGCGGTTGATGTTACCATGGAGGAGGATTTAATCCACGCTGGTGATACTGACACCAAGATAACATTTACCGATGATGATGTGGAGATTGCAGTCGGAGGATTATCTCTATTAAAGTTGACTGAGACCGCGCAGGATTTAATAACGCTTGGTCCGGGCAGTGGCGATGTTGATATCAATTTTAATGGGGATATGTTTCTGAGAGGGAGCGACGGGTATTTCGGAATCGGCAACGCAGCGCCAACAACGACGCTAGACGTGACGGGAACGGTGACCATAACGGATGATCTGGTTCACGCCGGCGATACTGATACCAAACTATCATTTACTGATGATGATGTGGAGATTACGGTTGGCGGGTTATCTCTATTAAAGCTGACCGAGACTGCACAAGATTTGATAACACTTGGTCCTGGTAGTGGCGATGTCGATATCAATTTTAATGGGGATATGTTTCTGAGAGGGAGCGACGGGTATTTCGGAATCGGTACGGCCGCACCTCTAGCCAGACTACACGGTTATGATACTATCGGGGGATTTATTCAGGGTTGGGTATACGACCTTGATGCTACGACCGTGACGATTGTGCCAAACGGTACAGGAGATTGTCTGTATAGATTGCACGCCGAGTATGTA